GCAGAGCGGCAAGAAGTTTTTGAGCGGCAAAGTAGAGCCGATGAACGAATCCCGTCCAGCAAATGTCTTTGAACCACAGGCTGGAGATATGCCGTTTTAGTGTAACTTTGCCCGAAGATTACATTTAAGATTAGACGCATTCCTTGTATAGCAGCCAAGGAGTGTTTAGATAAAGGGTTCCCGTTAAACCCCTCGCCCTGGCTGCTGCTATCAGTCGGGGCGTTTTTTTTACTACCACATGGAAAATAGTTGGTACAAGCACTCCCCCAGCGATTGGCTCGCAGGACGAATCAGCCGCAAATCTTTTGAATTGCAGGGGGCATTCATTCACATTTGTCAACTCTACTGGGTCAAGCACGGCCACTTTACGGCCCATCAAGCAAGCCTTGAAATCGGGGCGACCCTGCTTGGTCAGTTGATGGAAGCCGAAATCATCAAGGAGGAAGGCGAACAAATCCGCATTGAGTTCCTTGACTTGCAGATGGACGACCTTAACCGTCTAAGCCAGCGAAGGAGCGAGGCTGGACGCAAAGGTGGGGAGAACAAAGCCCAAGGAATAGCCAAGCAAGATGTAGCAAGTGCTAAGCAAATCGTAGCAAGTGCTAAGCAAAACGAAGCAGATAAGATAAGATTAGATGAGATAAGAGAAGATAAGATTGAGATACAAGAGAAGAAGAAGAATACTTGTGTCCTTTTTGACCAATTTTGGAACCTCTATCCCCGCAAGACCTCCAAGCAGTCCGCATCCAAAGCCTTCGCCAAGTTGAAGGACGAAGACCAGCAGGCAGCCATCAACAACATCTCCCGCCTCTACGCAGAAACCCCCGTCCAGTTCGTTCCCCATGCAGCCACCTACATCAACCAAGGACGATGGGAGGACCAAGTAATTCCCCGCAATGCTACCTTCAACCCACTAAACCAATCCGATGACGAACCCTTACCATCTTACCGCTGAACGCAGGCTCCTGTCCTGCCTCATGGACCAATTTACCAACCGAGCGGTCCTGCTCCTTCAAATCCCTGAACGCCTATTCACGGGAAACCATGTCCTCGTATATCGGGCCATTGAATCCCTCCACCGAGCAGAGCGACCCGTTGACTTGGTGGCAGTCCACAAGCACCTTATTGACAACGGGCAAGCCCATGTCATCGCTGAATTTGTGGACATCCTTGATGGGAACACGCTTACCTCCGATTGGAAGGTGTACGCCTCCGACCTCAATGAGGCCTGGAAGCAACGCGAGGAACAACGCATCATGGACGAGTTGGCCCATGACCGTGACATCCCCAAAGCCTTCGCCCGTTACCAATCCATGCAGGCCATTGAAACCAACGCCACCGAAACCACCGCTCACGAACTGGCCAAGACCTACCTTATGAACATGAACGAGGTCAGGGAAGGCAGACGCAAGGATTCAATCTTTCCCACCTACATCAGCCCAATGGACCGAATGCTGACGGGATTCAAGCCTACCGAGTTTATCCTATTGGGCGGTCGGCCCGCAATGGGTAAGACGCTCTTGGCCCTGCAAATAGCCATGAATCAAGCCATGGCCGATATCCCCGTGGTGTTTTTCACGCTGGAAATGTCAGCGGAGCAACTGACCCAGCGGATGCTTTCCAACCTGGCCACTATGGACGGGGCACACTTTCTCAACCCAACCGAGCGAATCAGCACCAAAGATTTCATGGACTTGGGCCAAAAAGCGGACCTCCTAAAGTCCAAACCGCTCTACATCGTGGACCTACACCAAGCCAACCTGGACCGCATTGAGGGCGAAATCGCCAAACTGAAAACCAAGTACGGGATTTGCGGATTCTACTTGGACTACCTCCAACTCGTAGAGCCGACCAAGATTGACAAAGCCAAGCCAAAAATTGAGCAGATGACCAACATATCCAAGACCCTCAAAGCAATATGCAAACGGCAGAAGGTGTTCGGGGTTGTGGTGTCATCACTATCCCGTGCAACGGAAGGACGCAGCGACCATCGCCCCATAATGTCCGATCTACGGGAAACGGGGCAGTTGGAGTTTGATGCTGACAAGATTGGCTTTGTGTATCGTCCCTACGAACACGACAGGAACCAGCCAGCGGACTTGATGGAAGTCATCGTCCGCAAGAACCGCAACGGTTCCCTTGGCATCGCAAACATCCAATGCCACCTTCCCTATACCAAAGCCAACGAATACCCACCCAATTCCCTATGATGGACGAATACAACCTCCAAGCCTCCTGCGTCAAGTTGTTCGCCCTTATGCGACCCAACGAGCAGGGTTTGCTATTTTTGAACCTCAACAACCCCCGTTCCCGCTCCAACGGTTTCTTCCTCAAAGGCATCGGGCTGACCGCTGGGGTTGCAGACATGACCTACCTATCCCCCAAGGGAGCGGTGTTCCTTGAATTTAAAACACCCAAGGGCAAGCAGTCCCTCTCCCAAAAGTGGTGGCAGGGGGTCGTTCAGGAGGCGGGGTACAGGTACGAGGTCATCCGAAGCGTGGAAGAATTTCAGCAGGTGTTGGCTGAATGTGGGTAGGTTGTTTATATCTTTGACCCATGCACCGCATACTGCTCCTTCTGCTCCTGACCGCCTGCACCAATAACCGCCCCTGGAAGGTGATTGAGGTACGGGCCAAGGGGGATGCCTGCGAGTATGTGCTATCTCGTAGCAACGGATTCGGGCCGCAAGTAAAAATCAAGACCGATAAGTGCGGTAAATATCAACTTTTCCAAACCATTAACCCCTAAACCCATGAAACCAACCCCCACCGATTTTCGCCGCTGGCAAATCCACATCCGCAAGGAATGCGTGAACTGCGACCGCCCCGACCGCTCTGAAACTATTTCTCCGTGGAGAGTGAACTGGACCCTGCTCGGTAGAATCCTTCAAGCCAAAAACGCCTAACCATGCCCTGGATAAGACCCCAAGACCAAATGCCCTTTAATGGGCAACCCGTGCTGATTACTGACAACGAAGGAATGCAAATTGTGGCCTGGTATTGGGTCAAAGAGGATAAATGGCACTCCGAAAACCACTCTTGGTTTACTTGTGAGGTCGCTTATTGGATGCCCATCCCCGAAATCGTTTAAGCCATGCAGACCAAATTAGAGCGCTATGCCGCCAAGTACGGCGAGGCATTTATGAACGAACTGCCCGATATCATTCGGACCTACTGCCTTGCAAACGACATGCGAGTTCCAACCAAGAAACGCCCTAGCAACCTGCACATTATTCGGGTGATTGCCGAGGCAACCAGCGAAGTCCTTGGGATTCCGATTGAGAATATTTATTCCAAAAGCAGGCTTCGGCCGTTGGTAATCGCAAGGAGCATCATTGCAGACATCGCCTACTCGGAGTTCCTGTTTACCTACAAGAACATCGCTATAGAACTCAATCGGGACCATGCCACTATCATTCACAACCTTGTCACCCATGTGCAGGATTCTCGTTCTACACCTCAACTCAAATTCCTTCGTACACAAGTTTTGCACATAACAAGGCAGAATTTGCAAACAAGTAATCACCCATACACCTCTGAGTAAGTGCGACTTAGGTCGTCGGTGAGCCTACGATAATCGGCAAATCCGTGAGATTCGGACAGGGTCAGCCTAACCGCTGACCCTTTTTTTTTGCAATCTTTGTGCATGCAGTCAGCAGAACAAACGATACTGGACCTCTACCGCACGGGCGAAATCCGAAAAGCCTGCCTTACCATCACAGGGGGCGACCCGCTTTGGAGGGACTTGGAACAGGAGTGCGTCCTCATACTGCTGGAGAAAGACCCCGCCAAAATCCTGCAAATACAGGCCCAAGGCTACTTCAAGTTCTATGTGGTCCGCTTGCTGCTCAACTTGTACCGAGGAAAGAATAACCAGTTCGCCCAAAAGTACCGTCACCACGATTTGCTTGAAGAACTTGACCCCGATTCCCCTATTCCCCAGTCCGAGTACGATTCCCTCATGGATGACCTTTGGGCCATTGCAGAGGCCGAGATGGACACCTGGGCGAAGGACGGGGCGTTCCCTTATGACAAGGAGTTACTGCGCCTGCACCTGCGGACTGGGAATATGAAGAAACTTTCTCGTGACACGGGTATTCCGTACCGCTCAATAATCTACTCCATTGACCAAGCCAAGGCCAAAATCAAGGCCGCCATTCAATCCCATGGACACGCTGATATTTCCCCTGCTGATAAGTAGTTTGACCGCCCTCGCCATTGCGGAGTACCATGTCCTGCCCCAGGCCTGGTACAAGACCTGGTTCGCAAGGCACAAGCCGTTCTCCTGCGTCACCTGCCTGACCTTTTGGGTGGCGGTGGCCCTGACCCTGCCCACCTGCGGATGGGTACTCGCTCCCGTGTACGGCCTCGCCTCTGCGGGGTTAACCGTTGTCATCCTGCAAGTCACGAACCGATGACCCAAGACGAGTTTGTCCTTGCAACCAAACACCGCCACTATTGGGAGCAGTACCAAGCCGCCCTATTCATGCGGCTCTCCCCCGAAGCGGTCCATGATTTGCAGACCATCCTCGTTGCCCACGGCAGACCCAACACGAATTGGTGGTGCGCTGACTGCGTAAAATCGGCCCTATCCTACATTTACTCACAAGCGGACCAATTCGCCGAAGCCAACCAGCAGACCGTTACCCATGCCCTCAACAACCCCAACCCGTGACCAGTTCCAAACCTACGCCGACTATGGCGAAGGTGTGCGCAATAACGCCAAGCGGGGGATTGAACTCAACGAGAGGAACGGCAACAAGTGCGCCACGCAGACGGGCAAGGTCAGGGCGCAGCAACTCGCCAACGGGGAGGGCGTTTCCCTTGCAACCATCAAGCGGATGCACTCCTACCTGTCAAGGGCAGAAACCTATTACGACAACGCAGACAGTTCCAGCGACTGCGGCTACATCAGTTACCTACTATGGGGAGGCAAAGCGGCCCTTGGGTGGTCACGAAACAAACTGCGAGAACTTGGCGAACTCAACGAAGGTTGACCCTGAGGCCCAGGTGCAGGCGAGAATGGACTCCCTCATGATGGTGATAACCACCCTCTGCGACTGCATTGGGGCGGTGGAGGAATCCAATGCCCCGAACGCTTTTGCCGTGAAGATGAAAATCGTGGACAAGATTGACGAACTCATAGACAAAATTGAATACTGATGCAGACCCTGCCCATCGGCAAAATCAAAGCCAACCCGAACAACCCCCGAACCATCAAGGACGACAAGTTCTTCAAGTTGGTCCAATCCCTCAAAGACCTTCCCGAAATGGCCAAGGTTCGGCCCGTAGTCGTCAATCAAGACATGGTTGTGCTTGGCGGAAATATGCGGCTCAAAGCGATGAAGGAGGCGGGATGGAAGGAAGCCCCCGTTGAAATTGTGGACTGGGACGAGGACAAGCAGCGGCAGTTCATTATCAAAGACAATGTGGGATTTGGAGAGTGGGATTGGGAGATGCTGGCCAACGAGTGGGATGCCGAGCAGTTGGAAGATTGGGCCTTGGATGTTACTGGATGGAAACTAGACCCTACGCAAATGGGTGACGAGTTTACTTTACCCGATGGGGACAAGTCCCCTTTTCAGCAAATGACTTTCACGCTTGCGGATGAACAGGTGGAGCAGATAAAAAATGCGATTGCCGAAATAAAACAAACGGAAGAATATAAGTATGCCGAAACAATGGGTAACGAAAACAGCAACGGAAATGCGCTTTATTTAATCGTAATGCAATGGGCAGAGCAAAGGAAATAATCGTTAAGGTCATACCTGCTAAAATTGCAAATGAGTTTGTAAAAAGGCATCATTATTCGGGGAAGGTTGTTAATCTTAGCACCCTGCATTTTGGGTGTTTTTTAGATAACAAACTTCATGGAGTAATGAGTTATGGGCCTCCAATGGATAAAAGAAATGTTTTAAAATTAGTGGATAGCGGAAAAAAAGAAGACAATGAAAAATGGAATGAAATGCTTGAATTAAACAGAATGGCTTTTGATGATTATTTACCAAAATACTCTGAAAGTCGTTCCATTTCAATTTCAATAAAATTAATAAAAAAGAACGCTCCACAAATAAAGTGGATTTTATCTTACTCTGATGCAACCCAATGTGGAGATGGAACTATTTATAGGGCAAGTGGTTTTTATTTAACTCAAATAAACAAAAACAGCACAATTTATGCTCTAAAAAGCGGAGAGATAGTTGCAAAGAGAGGAGATGCTAAATATAATTTTAAGGACGCAAAAGCCTTAAAAGGTTATCAAAACAGGTATATTTATTTAATTGACAAAACCTGCAAAATAACCGTTCCTATCTTGCCATTTAGCAAAATTGACGAAATGGGTGCTGGCATGTATAAGGGGCAACGAGTATCTTTGCAAGAAAGGAAACAGGCGCAAGAAGTTCATGTGGGTGAACAGTTGGCATCCAGCCAAAAGGAAGGCGGTTCGACTCCGACCCTTGCGCTCAAAACAGGGCAATAACAGGGAAAATGCCAACGCCTCCCGAACATACCCAATTTCAAAAGGGAACCAGCGGAAACCCCAAGGGTCGCCCTCGGAAGTTCGTCAGCCTGCTGGCATCGCAGGGCTATACCCGCTCGGAAATCAACGACACCCTTCAAGCGATGATGTCCATGACGATTGAGGAACTGGCCGAGGTTTACAAAGAACCCAAGGCCACCATCCTTGAAAAGACCGTCGCCAACGCCATGAAGAAGTCGCTGGAGAAAGGCACGCTCTACTCGTTGGAAACCCTGCTCTCACGGGTCTATGGTCAACCCAAGCAGGAGGTGGCCGCATCAATAACCCCGCAGCCGATTTGGCAGGGCGTAAAGTTGCAAGTTGACACCGACAACGACCGCAGTCAAGATTAATGGATTCCGCAAGCGGGTCCGAATAGTACAGGGCGGCTCATCGGCGGGAAAAACATTCGCCATCCTATCCCTCCTTTATTCCTTTGCAGCGGATGAAAAGCAGGGGCCATACGAGATTTCGGTTGTGTCCGAATCCATTCCGCACCTGCGGCGTGGTGCTTTGAAAGATTTCCTTAAAATGCTGCGTTCTACGGGGCTTTATCAGGAGGAACTATACAACCGCACCCTGCTACGATATGAGTTCCCACACGGGTCTTATATTGAGTTTTTCAGCGCAGACCAAAGCGACAAGATGCGGGGGGCAAGGCGTGATGTTCTGTTCGTGAACGAGGCCAACAATATCGGATGGGAGGCATATCACCAACTCGCCATCCGTACACGGCAGGCCATCTACATTG